GGCTTTTAGAATATCTGCATTGAGCGTAGCAACTGTGGTGACGTCAAGAAGCTTCTTTATATCAGCACCTTTCTTCACTGCCCAAATATCACCTGGGTTCCACTTGTCGTCGTTCAATACTGGTTGGTCTGAGTTCTTAAATGCTTGTCGCTTAGCACTATATATTGCCTTCATTGTGGATGAACCACGGTGCAATGTATGAGCATTTGTCACGTACTTCTTTCTGATTAAATATCGTGCTGTAACGAATGCAGAGAAGAACCATGCATCATCCGATGCCATAACGTCTTTAATGCCTACATCAACGTCGATATCTTTATAATAAGATTGTAACAATTCAGGAGTAAAGTGTGAGAATTCGTTATTAGGACCTTCACCTAACATGGCAGCTAAGAATAAGCATTGCAGTGATTCACCGTTAGCAGTGATACCAGTTGCTCCGCCACCCTTACCTTTACCACCAAAAATAGGTGATTTGCCTATCATGTTAGAAACTATTTCACCTTTTTTCTTTAACTTCAGAGTAAAGGTAGCAGGAGCTTCGTCGCCTAACTTAGTATAGTCGTCCACAATTTTAAGATTTGCAGTAGTACCGGCAACCATAGCATCTTCGCCGTTAGTCATTGTTATTGGATCACCGTCTACAATTGTTTGCCTTAAGACGTCTAATCTATCATCTCCATACTTGAACCATTGACTTTTTGTCATAGAGGCCCAACCGGTTAATTCAAATAACATGTTTTCAAACGTCTGCATCGTGTCAACCCTTATATACTTTTAATCTATTTATATAAAATATTACTTATAGAATATGTGATCATCTATAGTAGCAATATAATCTAGGCTAGCATTCCAATACGGATTTACCTTAGTAGTATGATAATGTGTTGCACCATCTACAAAATCATGTCCAGCTCGATACCATAGGATAGCATCAATAGCATGACGGCGGGCATCTATAAAGGCGCCAACATCACGTATTTGGTCAGACAAACCGTCACAGTACCAAGAAAATTGGCATTGATGACGAACAACAACTTCACCCCACATCTTTGCCTGCTTAACAACGCCGCATATATCGTTGGGCCAGCGTGGATGCATTACTCTATTCAATGTTACTAAAGCAACTGCAATCTTACCTAACTTACCCTGATTGCGTGATTCAAAATAGATATTCTCTGCAAGACATTGAATATCCGCTTCTTCGTAATTGTGGTCATTTGCATAGGTTGCAGATGAAAGTATTAGTGCTAGTACTACTATTAATTTATTCATGTGTGTTTACTAAGGCCTCTAAGTAAAGTGATTCTTCGATAAAATAAGCTACTTGCTCGTCAAGTTCAAAACCTTCTTTGAATTGGCATGCATGGATTAGCTCGTGTGCAATAGTAATTAACTGCTCAGTTCTATTAATGTTTTCACTAATAACAATGTCAATATTACTTTGCTTATTTGTTGGGTCAATATAACAATAACCATTATCTGCTATATCATCATCAAACATTATTTCAATATCCAAGTCTTCAATACATAACAACCTAACCACTTCTTGAGCGAACTCTGAAGTGTGATACAAGAAAATACTGTCTTTCATATAAACGTGAAGCATAAAAAACCCCTTAATGTTATACTGTTATTATATCACAGAAAGGGGTGTGTTGTACACAACTATTTTAACTTATTTTAAAAATGTGTCATTTCTTCGATGGGAATTCCAAGCAAAGCGACCAAAGACGCGTAGTATGTAATAGGCAATATTATTTATTACCTTAAATCCGTTAATCTCAATGGCTAAATCTCTAAAGAGTTCATCACACTTCTTTTGATCAAGCATTTCAGCATCACGGCCATCGGCTCGTTTAACACTTCGTGTCTTATAGACCCAATCGTGTACAAGTCCTGGCATTAATAATACACCAGTTGGAGATAAGTATTTCCAAAAGAACTTTGGAATAGACGCGCCATCAAAAGTGAATCCAGCTGGAATAACACATTTGACACCATGAAGCTCATAGTTCCAATCTTCGGCGATAGTCCATTGACGTGTAGCCAATAGCCACAATAGTATTGCTCCAATAAAACCTTTGTCCTTTGTTAGAATAGGCACAGGTCTCATTGACGGCATTTCTTTAAATTTAATCATGCGTGTATTTCTCTATGTTAGGAAAGATGGACTGCAATACTTTAGAGCAAGCTCTAGCAATTTGCATGTGTTCTTTCTGTGTTCCATTGGATGAACGTAGATCAACATAATGAACCCACGATCGGATAGTACCATTGACATAAACACGCGAGATAGTATTACCCTCAGGCAAAACAACCCTTGCACATTCTTTCGCAATGCCTTTCGACACTGCCCAACGATATGATTCTTCTGCCAGATCAATTACTGATTTCTGACGACGTCCCCACTCAATCATAGTATCAAGATGCTCAGGACCACACTCAATTGAATTCTGTCGATTGACCGGATCTTGCAAACGTGCTTCACGCAATACGAACTCTAGATCTTTAGTAGGATCTGCGTATCGTTGTGAATACTCTTGAAACGAAAACGAACGATGCCTAAGAAATTGACGTGCAATATCTCGGGTCGTTTCAATACCAATACATGCAGAGACCATCTCAAGTGGACTCCAATGCTGATGCTTAACCAGGTAATTAATCAGCTTTTGACCAGATGAATAATCATCTTGGTTGTCTGGAGCTGATACTCTTGCACAAAACGAAATCAAATTAGTTAAAATTTCGTTATCCGATTCTGTGTTAAGAGTTATTGTACTGCCTGCTGGTGGTTGAGAATACGATATTAAACTAGCTGTCATTTACTTCTCCATTATATACTTCTCTAAATTCTTTCAATTCAACTCTTATCTCATTTATTACAATAACCATTAAGGCAAGGGTTTCCTTAACGGTCTTATCATCTGACAACGTGCTATCTTCAGTTGCTATAGTTACGTTCATTATATTTGCCTTAGTTTAGATTGATATTATTTATACGTCTTTATCTTTATCGCTTATGCCAAGAATAAGCACAATATAATGTATAGCCTTGATCATATCCTTACGATTAAATCCGTCCTTCTCACCATACCGCATAAGGTATTTAATAGCAGTATCTCTACACGTGGTCTGTGCAGATCCTAATGCTTTATACACATCAAGCGTCTGTAAAGAATCGCCTTTTGCATAATGAGAGGAATAAGTTGACTCTATATATTCCTCTACCTCTGTTAATATCATATCTTCATTATACTTCATCATTGTTTAAATCCTTCAAAATTGTTTTCTCGTTTACCAAAAGCATTACTTGAACTATTTGGCATTGGGGTTTCTCCAGTCATCAAACCTTGTGCAGATTCTTCAACATCATATAGCTTCATCTTAGCTCTGTCAATACCGAGGATAAAACGTTTGTTATCATTTATATCGGAATAACGATTCTTTAATTGCTTTACCATAACTTGATTCAATGATTGTAATTCTTCATTACTCACTAAGGCAAACATTAAATCAGCCGTAGCTGGTAGGCCAAACGACTCTGAAGTATCCTCTAGACCGACATCGGTATTAGAGAAACCGCTTCTTGTTGTCTGTGTTGCAGTCAAGATTGGTACGTTATTCTCAACAGATAGACCACGTAATTCTTCTGCTATAGATTTGATTAAGGAGTATGTATTGACACTTCCACCCAAGCCATTCTTAATCCGTGAGGATGAACAAATGTTAATGTAGTCAATCATAATAATATCTGGCTTAAACTTCTTCTTTAAGCTTAATTCAGCGATAAGTGCCCTAAAGTGTCCTGCGTGAGCAGAACCAGTAGGGTATTCTTTAATAATAAGATTACCATCAGTCTTCTTAGAGATATTAGTCATCTTATTTGTGAATGATTCTTTTGTTAATGTTTCAATCTTATCAATAGGCACATTCATTAGGTTAGCATCAATACGTTCTGCGATACGTTCCTCTGACATTTCCATAGTAATATACAGAACATTTTGACCTGCACTTAATGCAGCAGCGGCAACATGACACATGAACAACGACTTACCTGTACCAGTACCTGCCATAACAACAGATAATGATTTCTTTGGTAGACCACCCTTTGTAATAGAGTTAAACTTCTCTAAGTCAAATGGCATACGTTCTTCCGTAGTATGATAAAATTCATAACGATCATCGATAGCACCGAAGTAGTCATGACCGATATTAGTATCGAATCCGACAGCTAGAGCTTTCTGCAATAAGTCTGGCAATGCATCCTTACTAAGATTCTCATGCTTACCATCAATGATTGAAATAGATTCTATAATAGCTAAGTATATAGAACGGTCTTGGCACCACTTTTCAGTACTTTCTAGAAGCCAATCCACATCGGCATCTTTCTCTACTGAAGTAATATTGGATAATACCTTACCAGATTCAGTCAATTGCTGATCTGATATATCTGAGTTTTGCATTTCAATGGACAACGATTCGAATGTAGGCAAGTTATTATACTTACCCACAAACGATATAATCTCATTGAACACAGTCTTGAATGGACCCTCGAAGTATTCACGTTTAAGGAAAGGAATAACCTTACGCATATAAACATCGTTACTAATAAGGTTACGTAATATCAATGACTGAATATCTGGATTCATTTAGGTCTTTTTCCCTTTATCACTTGCACTTTCTGCTTTATAATCAATTGCTTCAATCAAACATTCATGTAGAATATGACCTAACTCTTCTTCAAAGTCAGTATCATTATGGAGATCCATATTACCCTCCATGATATGATAATCAAACTTTAAGGTGGCGTAATCGTCATCGGATTCAGTCACCTTAATTTCATTATAACGATAGATAGTATCTATGTACTTACCTTCGGTGATGCGAACTGCGAAATGCTCGTCATCAGTCTTATCGTCAACTAGCTCATACTTCATCATTATATTCAATCTCCGGCACATTGTCTAAGAAGTCTTCACCTAGCTCAGCTTTACGATCAACCGAGTATTGATTCTTAATAAATTCGCCGAAGTCAGTATCTTTAAAGATTGGATCCCAGAATTCTGCACATGATGTATCTTTAGCACGTCGGTTAACGCCAACGACTTCACCCGTAGACTTATCAACTAATGCATACCAGCCATTCTTAGGTTTAATAACATAACCACCAGCAAGAGCAACATCAAGTAATCCTGAGTACTTTTCAATACCGCCTTCCCATGATACTGAGATAGGAATCTTTGATTTCTCTTTAACAAATCGTGACTTCTCGATATTAACAACAAAGTCATATCCAGTAATCTCTGTGCCAGTTTTAGTTTGGCGACGGCCGATAATCCATATGTTATCTGCTGAGTAATAGATACCAGTGCCACCTGATACAATTGCCTTTGGAAACAAACCGATTTCTTGGTAGGTATGATTGACAGCAAGTAAAGGAATATTCTTCATTGCAAGGAATGGTGTGGTCATACGGAATAAACCCTTAAGAGCTTTTGCTCGAGTCATATCTGCAACAGACTTTTCATTTAATGCATCATCTAATTCTTTCTTACTTGCAAGGTTACCAATAGAATCTATTACAACAATGACTTTGTCATCTCGAGTAATTTCTTCTAATTGATTAATAAGATCAAACTTTAGTTCTTCGACATTGGCAACAGGCGTATGCAATACACGTGAAGTATCAATACCAAAGTTTTCAAAGTATGATTGTGGTGAGCCAAACTCTGAATCATAGAACAACATTACAGCATCGGAATACTTATTAAGATAGGCTGCAGCAATTTTCAATGCAAAGCTTGTCTTAAAATGCTTAGATGGACCTGCCAGAACCGTAAGGCCTGGAACTAATCCGCCATCTAAACTTCCAGATAGTGCTACGTTAATCATAGGAACATCAGTTTGAATGACGTCCTTCTCCGAGAAAAAGATTGACTCAGAGAGGACCGCAGTATGTTTTAGCCTCGAGTTCTTTTTTAATTTATTCATTATTGACATAATATAATACTCCTAGTATTTCCTGATTGATAAGACCTATTATACACTGTTTGGGCAGTAATGTACATACATATTATCATTATTTTTCCTGTGTTTTTATTAGTATGCATCTATTATAACATGAATGCATCCAATTGTAAACCTTTTTCTGGCGGCTTTCCTTGCCTTTGATCCCATCCGGATACCCATCCTGAACCATTCGATAATGCAGATGATACATGATCAAATGTTCCATTGCCACGTGGTACATAATTCTGACCAAATCTAACAAAATCACACATAACATCCTCTAAATCTTTTGCCTTACCACCTGTACGTTCAACCAGTAAGTCCATAAAGTCATCCGCCTTCCATCCTGATGATAATCGTTTCATGCATCTTACTGCATTATTACCTAAATAAGTATGTGAATCCACATCAACATATTCAGGAAAGTAGTCAGAGCAATCCATTGAGAATGCTGCATATACAAAGTTAAACTTCCTATGACCTACTTCAGCATTGTATCCATTAAGGTAGTCTACAATATCCTTATGCCCACGAGTTTCTAGTATAAGCCATTTATGAAAACGGTCAATGAGTGGTGGAAGTTCGATTGACATATAGTCTACGTTTGATGTGCCTTTCTTTGGAGCAGGTGGTTGGTTACCAATAGAGGTAAACATTGGAACACCACGTGACTTGGTTTCAACCATGTTTGCAGCCATCTCTTCGATAGTCTTATACTTACCCCAATGCTGAACCACGTTATTACGATAACCATGATCATTCTCAAATGATGCACCCGATCCCATAATACGATGACATAAAAATACATATAACCATGTTTTCATATCCCAATCGATACTATCATTAGATGCATTTAATTCACGACGTTGCTCGTTATGCCATCTTGACTTAGGAGTCTTTGAACCGAACCATAAGTCCTGTGGTACATTAGAGAATCCTGCAGCATTACGAGTGTAACAGTCATAAATGTCTATGGTCTGCATGAGCGGATCATTAACAGCAACATCAGCCTCATCACAAAAGTAATCAGAATCTCCCCAGTTAACGTTATCCTGTAACCATTTTGCCCTAGGATAATAGTAGTTAGAGAATACGTCTATTGCTTCTTCGTTAAGCCACGGTTGTTTCATTTTTACTCCAGTCTCTGTATGAATCGATTCTATCGTATATAGAATCATCTAGTAGTTCAGGCTCACCGCCAACGTTCCAGAATAGAATATCTTTATCACTATTCTTAGGTATGTACTTCCACACTTTACCATCGTATGTTGCAATATTAGGAAATGGTGGAAGGTTGTGTGTCTTCTCGGATGCTTGAAAGGCAAGTGGTTCTGATATAGGTTCTGCTACACCTAACTCGCCAGCCTTCATATTACGTGACACACATACAGAAGTAAACTTTGCATTAGGCCATGCTATTTGAAGTGATCGTGTGAGTACACCTGTTGATGTTGCAAGGTATACTTCATCAGGCTCTTTAATCCTCGATGCAACCTTAACGAAACCAGCAGTAACTAATTCATGCTTCAATCCAAGAGGAACAAAGAATGCATTAGGATGTCTGTCTGCCCATTTCTTTGCAATAAGATTTAGGTTAGGCATCGCTGCAATACGATAGAAGTCATAGTCACATCCACGTTCAATACAGCAAGCCTGATGTACCGATATCTTCTTTGAAGATGGCATGAATAGTTTAACCTTCTTACCATGACGTTTTGCCACATCAAGAAGCGAAACACCAGCCAGACCAGTACGTGGTTGTACATAGACGATGGTGTCAATGTGTTCGGGTAGTGTTGATATAAGACAATCGCCACCTCGCACTTTACTTCCTACAAGATCATCGTCACGGACTACTCTAATACCTTCGTGCGTAGTAATACGTGGTGCTGGATTAGGATCTTCCCAATCACGTGCTAGATCTAAATAATATTCTAATGCGGCTGACATTCCATATAAAGGTGAAACGTCTTTATTGAACCCGTCAGTTACGTGATTATTATGAGCCAAAAGAACTTACTCCCCAATCGTTATGCCTATAAAATGGTGGAGCAATATGGAAAGAAGATCCATGCTCCATAAAGGTATTGGCGTATGTTTTAGAATCCATAGTGTACCAGTCAGAAGGTGGCATAATAACTCTACCACCACCCGACCTTGTATCAAGCTCGTCAATGAATCTATTAGTTAGTTCACGACGTTCATATTCCGTACCATAAAATGCAGTCTTCTTATAGTATCCGGTCTTAGGTATACGTCTATCTTCGAACTCAACCGGAACTGGCGCTGCATAATACACATCAGCATCAATTGCTTCTCCTTGCGATACGTATTCATTAATAAAATGCTTTAGATTGAAATCCTCATGGCGTAGGATGTGATGACGTATGTCAATAGAACCTAAAGAAAACGTGATACGCTTATGGCGCTTTGGTGCACCTCTGAACATGTCCTTTAGACCATGTTTCATTGCACCATGTAATGTCTTACCATCATTGCGTAGAACCATATCACCAGGAGCAGCGAATGCAATTGTATGTGAATCACCTACAGTGATACCGTCCGTGATTAGATCTTCCTGCTTTAATGATTTAACCGTGGACAATCGCTTGCTGACTGCATCACACCATTCCTCGGTGATACCTTCAAACGTAGTCTTTGCACCAATACGAGGCTTTAACATAACACCATAGTCAGGCATATCATGATCAAGCGATATAATATTCCTACATGATAAGACGATATTAATACGATCATATACTTCTTGAGCAGCGCCACCAAATAGATTTAGTGTACCGCCAAAGTTTGCTCCA